CTTCGCGACGTTTTTTCCAGATGCGCATCTCTGCCTGAATTTCGGGCCATTTAGCACCAGGAATACATTTATGCTTAACCCACCCAATGGCGTGCAACTTAAGCTCCGGATACATGGCGTTAACTTCTGGCATTTTCATCAACGCTTCAACGATATGTCCGTCGAATGTTGCCATGTCTTCCTGCAACAATTCCTGTGCGCTAATAACCATATCAACGGTGATGTTTTCACATGTGTCGAACTTAACCATGACAGCGTTCTGTACTTCAGGGGCCAGCTTGTCAAAAGTGACGTTCATCGGATAGGATTCAGTCTCAACCGGGACAAAAGAAGCAGACTCCTCATCCCAGCGGTTTTCCTGCATATATTCAGCATCCCATGAATCGAGGGCAGGGCGGGGTATGCCAGGTTTATCCTCGCAGACAATAAATTTATAAGCGCAGTCCTGAGCTGCCGGATAATGTTCCAGGAATTGCCAGTGAAATTTTGCGCGGGCGCGACATTCATCACCGGCTTCAATGGCAGTGGCTACAGCGACTGCACCTTCTTCCTTTATTGCCTGTTCGTCCGGAATGGCGGCGCAAATAAAGACTTTACTCATTTTGTTTTACCTCATTACAGATTTAAGGGTGAACAAATCCCTGCCATTGCTGGCATATAAGAATGAAACCGGATGTTTATTACGGAACTGTTTTAAAGACCTGCCGGGATTTCGTTATTATCCTGGTGAATAACTTTATCGACCGGGTAACAGTTACCGGGAATTTTCTGTTCGGTTGCTGTAGTCACACACTCCTGCATTGTCCTGTGAACACTGACTGCAATATCAACTGGCTCTCCGGAAACAAGAAAAACTGTCAGAACAAGTGCAAATGCTGTATTCATTGCCAGCATCCTTTTTGTATCGGACGTAAACGGGCCAGCATTGAAAGAATGCATATTTTATTTAATAACTCCCGTTCGTGTTTTCTCTTGTTAATGGCATCTTCAGTAAATACAGGGTTACTGATAGTGACACCAATTTCAAAACAACCTTCAGACGTATTAACGTTTGGTAATAACGTTTCCATTATCGCGTCCTCAACAATGAATTTTGTGATGCGGTGCCTGGTGCCTCCAGGTGACGTTAACCAGTTAACAATTAACGCCGGATACAGAGAATCCACCCATAACACTGTTTTTGGTTTTAACTGTTCCGCGTGCGCTCAGCCGCATTCACCACATCACAAAATTCACTTTAAAAAGGGCGGCAGAGCAGTCACGGAGTAAAACTGATACCGCCAAACGTCACCAGAAAATTGATAACAGAGGGCGTTGCAGCGGGGTTGTCACTTAAGCGTATGGTCAACCTGACAACCCGGTGTCCGCAACGGGGGAAGGAATAACCCCGCCATACTTACCGCCGCGCCATTTCGCGGATTGCCACAACCGGAAGCGCACGGTCGACGAAAATTTAACGACAGGCTATCTATGAACCAGCTACCTCGCCGTGCGCTTTCGCGTTATGGTCTGACTTTTCAGGGAAATATCCTTTCAGTAAACTGTCAGTGCCGGATGCTCACCCGTGTCCGGCGCAAGCACTCCACCTCACCCGTGGAGAACTCCTTAATTACCAACCTTAGCTTCGTTGGTTAGCTATTAACGCGGGTATGTAATCATTCTGGCAATGGTTAATGCCGCTGCTTTTTCCAGATTGGTGATATCCTGCTCCAGAGAGGACAGATTTTCAGCCTGCTTAGCCCTGACTTCATTAGCCCATTTCAGATCCTGCGCTGCATTAATTTTCTGGTGCATCCACTCATAAAGTTCATCATTGGTATAGTCTGGCGCGATGATGACGGGTTCTCGTTTCTGCATACTGATTCCTCGCGGTGCTGTTTCGCTTATCAGCCATTAGATTTTGCCGAACTGGAAAGCACCTGTTTAAATTCGTTGAAGCTGTGAGCTTCTTCGCCTTCGGCAAGGCCTTCGAAGTATTCTTCGTAAGCCTTTTCCATGATTGTGTCGAAATCCATATCACCCACCTGAATTTCTTTCCAGCCAGCGACGCGCTCCAGATTCGGTTTTAAACGTTTTGCTTTTGGTATACGTCATTGCGGTGAACGTACCGTCCTGGTTGGGGAACACGCCACATACCAGAGATTCGCTGTTGCCAAGATCGATAGTATCCATGCTGACCTCATTTCCCCTTAACGCCGGGGTAGCGGAACAAAAACCTGCTGCATAGTTATTAAAGTTGAACCCTGCCGTCATGTTCTTACGCCTCGGGCTGGCTACTTAACCCCTGACCACTGCCGGGTAACTCGAAGTATTTCCCTGCGTTCTGTGGGGCGGGGTGGGTTGGCATGTTGTTAAGGTAACAAGAGTTACCTTTCGAGTCAATACAATGTTGCAAAAGGTATATTTGAGGGCATAAAAAACCCGCAATGAATGCGGGTTCTGACTCAGTCTAAGTATTGATGTATTTGTGAAACTTTACCTTTAATGGTGTAACCACCATTCAGTTCGATGGGTTTGTAAAGCGGATTCAGTGACAACAAATAGATGTTTGGTCCGTCAATCGCAACTTTTTTTAGTGTTACGTTTGGCGTTCCTTCCAATTGGATTAAGATTATTTTTCCCACCAGTTCTCTAATGTTACTTGAGCATGGTGTGATCAGCACGGTAGATCCGTCGGGGATGGTTGGGAGGCCGTTAGAGTTTGTCATCGCATCTCCCTCAACATGCAATAAAAAAGAGTTTTCAGCGGTTTTTGTCATGACATCAACCCAGTTATTAATACCAGGAATCTTGGTTACTGGACAACTCATATCCCAATAACCAGCCTGTTCCCACGTTAAAACGGGCAACCGGGCGATGTTGTCACTAATGTAAGGGTACTGATTCAGACGCAGATCATCGGTTTTATCGTGACAGTCCTTTCCATAAAGAATCCATTCAGGAGATTTGGAAAGCAATTTTGACAGTAGATACAAATTCTCACCGTCAGGTTTTGAAGAGCCATTTTCCCATTTTGTTACGGATACACGAGATATGCCGATTGCTTTCGCAACCTGCTGTTGGGTTAATCCAACGTCTTTTCGACGATTCCGAATACGTTCGCTGATAGTGTTTTTCATGTAACCAATGTTACTACCAAGTGATGTTGCTATGGTTGACATTGTTATGTAACTATTGTTACCCTTCTGCTCGAAATAACAGGAGAGTTTTATGTTCAAAGATGATGTTCTGCGCTATTTCAAAAAAAAGCGACTAGTAGCTGAGGCTCTTGGAATTTCACATGTGGCTGTTGTGCGGTGGAAAGCAGTTATTCCCAAACTTCGCGCAATGGAACTGGATGAAATTACTAACGGTGAATTGAAATACAACCCAGAACTTTACAAGAAGCAGGATAGCACCTCGAACGAAGGAAAGAATGATTCATGAAAATCAAGCATGAACACATCCGCATGGCGATGAATGTCTGGGCGCATCCGGACGGCGAAAAAGTACCGGCTGCGAAAATTACCAAAGCGTATTTCGAGCTGGGAATGACGTTCCCGGAACTGTATGACGACAGCCATCCGGAAGCCCTGGCCCGTAATACCCAGAAAATTTTCCGTTGGCTGGATAAAGACACCCCTGATGCTGTTGAAAAAATGCAGGCTCTGTTACCGGCGATCGAAAAGGCGATGCCGCCTTTGCTGGTGGCCCGTATGCGCAGCCACAGTTCTGAATATTACCGTGAGATCGTCGAACGGAGGGATCGGCTGGTGAAGGATGTCGATGATTTTGTTGCGTCAGCGGTTGTTTTGTATGACCAGATGAATCGCGGCGGCCCGGCAGGGAATGCTGTGGTGATGCACTAAAAGCACGGTGTTCGGGGGTTTTATGAGCAGCAAGCTTCATGGTCTTGTCTGGGAAGGGTGCGCCTTCACCGGCATGATCTTATCCAGGGTGGCGGTTATGGCCCGTCTTGCAGACTACAGCAATGACGAGGGCGTGTCATGGCCTGCCATTGAAACTATCCGGCGTCAGATCGGTGCAAGAAGTGAATCCACAGTGAAATCGGCTATTGCAGAACTGGCGAAAGAGGGCTGGCTGACGAAGGAAGAGCGTAAGGTCGGTGGGCGTAATGTAAGCAATATCTATCGGCTTAATGTGGAAAAACTCGAAGCAGCTGCGGCGGCGGCGCGTGAGTCATATAAACCGAAAAGAAAAATTAGCCCGGCAAAAAATGACCCGTTAACAGTTGACCCGTCAAATATTGACCCCTCAACGGTTGACCCGTCAAATTTTGATGGATCAACTGTTGATAAAAAACTGCCGATTAGGGGGGCGATGATTGACCCCGATCCGTCAGTATTAAAACCTGATCCGTCAGATAAAAGATCTTCTTGTCCGGACGCTTCGCAACCGGACCCGCAGACGGCTGAACAGGATTTTTTAACCCGACACCCTGACGCGGTTGTGTTCAGTGCGAAAAAACGCCAGTGGGGAAGTCAGGAAGATTTGGTGTGCGCACAGTGGATCTGGGGACGAATCGTGAGTCTTTACGAGCAGGCGGCCAGCGATGATGGCGAGATCACTAGACCGAAAGAACCCAACTGGACAGCATGGGCCAATGACGTTCGCACAATGCGGATGCTGGATGGCAGAACTCACAGACAAATTTGTGAAATGTTTGGGCGTCTCCAGCGGGATTCGTTCTGGGTAAAAAACATCATGAGTCCGGCAAAACTCCGGGAAAAATGGGATGAACTGGTTATCCGCCTGGGGCGTTCGCCTGCGCAGCGTTGCGTGAATCACATTTCTGAACCGGACACTGAAATACCGCCGGGATTCAGGGGGTGACGTGTCATGAAAAACATTGCGGCAGTTGGGGTTCTTGAACGTATTCGCAGACTTGCACCACAGGGGTCGGTTCCACCGTACCGGACGGTGGAGGAGTGGCGGGAATGGCAACTTGCTGAAGGACGAAAACGCAGCGAGGAGATTAACCGCCAGAATCGCCAGTTGCGGGTGGAAAAAATCCTGAATCGTTCGGGCATCCAGCCTCTGCACAGCAAATGCTCGTTTGCAAATTATCAGGTGCAGAACGACGGGCAAAAATACGCGCTGAGCCAGGCCAAATCCATAGCTGACGAACTGATGACCGGGTGCACGAATTTTGTGTTCAGCGGTAAAACCGGCACCGGGAAAAATCACCTTGCAGCGGCGATGGGCAACCGGCTGATGGTGAAGGGGCGCAGCGTGATTATCGTCACCGTGTCTGACGTCATGAGCGTGTTGCATGACAGCTACGACAACGGCAAATCCGGGGAAAAATTTTTACAGGAGCTTTGCGGGGTTGATTTGCTGGTCCTGGATGAAATAGGCGTTCAGCGGGAGACGAAAAACGAGCAGGTGGTATTGCACCAGATAATTGATCGCCGGACAGCATCACTGTGCAGTGTCGGGATGTTAACAAACCTGAATCATGCCGCAATGAGTACGCTTCTTGGTGAGAGGATTATGGACCGCATGACCATGAACGGTGGTCGATGGGTGACGTTTAACTGGGATAGCTGGCGTCCAAATGTCAGCAATATGAGGGTTGTGAAGTAATTTTGTCCGGAGGAAATTTTAATGGAAACCGTATCTGACGCACTGAAAGCACTGAAAAAAGCCTCTTCACATGTGGTGGCAGCTCGCCTTGGAATCAGTCGTGAAGAGGCTGTCAACGAGCTGTGGGAACTCAAAAGAAATGGCGTCGTTGATAAAACTGGTCACACCTGGTTTCTGGCTGGCGAAGGTGAATCCCGGGTAACCGAAGAGCGGCCAGTAAAATCTGAAGCACAGGATATGCTGACCGGGGAGGTCGAACAAAAAGTTACCGCAGACATGATGATTGAGTTTATCGGTCAGGATGGGGCTAAAACGTGTGAGGAACTGGCGGGTAAGTTCGGTGTCAGTACTCGCAAGGTTGCTTCCACGCTGGCGGTGGTAACCGCAACGGGGCGGCTGGCACGCGTTAATCAGAACGGTAAATTTCGTTACTGCATGCCGGGCGATAATTTACCAGCAGAGCCGAAAGCCGCGCTGGTAACGGAAAGTGATGGTAAGGCCTTTCCTCAGCCAGCAGGTGCTGCGTTACCAGGCCGGGAAGCCGCAACACAGGAAGAAATTAAAACAGAAACTGTGGCGGACATTGTGCAGTCGTTGCCATCGTTTACCGAAACGCAAGCAGATGAGCTGATTTTTCCGTCCCTGCGCAGGGCAAACCTGGCGCTGCGCAGGGCGAAAAGTGATGTTCAGAAGTGGGAGCGAGTCTGCGCCGCGCTGCGGGAGCTGAACAAGCACCGGGATATTGTTCGACAGATTACTGATTCTTCCCGCCGTGTTGTATCGGAAAAGTGATTGCCGGAGGCGCTTATGGCAAAAGTATTTACACAAGAAGAGCGGGAAAAAATTAAAGGGCAGGTTGTTGAGCTAGTACGCCGGAGTGGGCGCGAGACGTTACGGCAACTGGAAGCCAAGACAGGTGCGACAAGATATCTGATGAGTGTTCTCGCCAGAGAGCTGGTTGCCAGTGGCGATGTATACAACTCTGGTTACGGGTTATTCCCGTCTGAACAGGCGCGTAAGGACTGGCAAAACGCCCGCAAAAAACTCTCAAGGGCAAATCTGAAGAAACCATCTGTGGTTGATCCTGACCTTATCTGGCCATTACCAGACGGAGAAATACGCCGCTACGACAGGCGTCAAAACATAATCTGTAGCGAGTGCCGGAAGAGCGAAGCTATGCAGCGTGTACTGGCTTTCTATCAGGGTAATTTTCAGAAGGTGCTGTTGTGAGCCAAATTAACAATCGGAACTTCGTGAAGAGAAAGCATAATCCAAATCTGAATAATTAAGTTCAGCACTGTAAATAAAATTTAATCCTTAACTGGAGGTATATCTATGTCAAATACACAGAAAATTATTAACACTGAAAAATATAACGAGTGGGTGAAAAAATTCTCTGAGCAGATTTTTAAAATTACTGGCGACGAGAATGTGGCAAAAAATGAATTGGAACCGTGGACACCTGAAGGAAACGCACCAAATTATTGCTGGTGGGAGGTTGATCCGGTTGATGCTGCAAATGAAGCCATGAGTTACCACAACGATTAATGTCGGGAGGCCGCCCGAAAGGGCGGTAAGAAATGACTACATTATTCAGAAAAGAATATCCGCAAAAAAGTAGGGCGACAGAATTTTTGTTTCTCATTCTGTTTATCGTATTGATGATACCGATATCCCCTCTAATTTTTGTCTGGGCAATCGGGAAAATAATTGAGCCAGTTACTGAATTGTATAACGACGTGGTATGGGCGTCATTCAACACACTGCACAATAAAATTAATCCGTATAAGGAAAACTGATATGGCAACTTTGACAAAAAAAGAACGGGCATGGTTGAACGAATTACAGGAAGTTCTTGATCGCTGTCCATCACCGAAAAAAATTGGCTTTTACACCATTGGCGATAAAAGCATTTACCTGTATGACCTACGCCGCATGGATGAAATCATGGAGGCTCTTGATAATCGTTCGTCGATGGATTGGTGTGTTGCTGTTCATGATATGAATGCAGGGTTTGATGAAAAGATTTTGTTCCCCTCATCAGTTGAAAGCACTGCGGGTTAAGGAGTAACACATGACCACTATTACCAAAGAACGTATTGAATTGTTCATTAAATTTTCAGGAGGCGGTACTGTGAGTGAAATTAGCTATCAGGCTTCAATTACCGCTGGCATTCGCATCAAAGGAGAGGAGCATGGAAATAAAACCAGAGGATGAGTTAAGCAATATCGTTTTATTTCCGGTAAAAGAGGATGACCCTCGTAATCAGGTTAATTTTCTTTATGAGCCATCGGAAAGACCATATTGTCATCACGCCTCTGTCCGGGTTGACGAAAAAGAGCGTCAGGTCCGCTGTAAAATCTGCGGTGCAGTTGTGGAACCATTTGACTGGATGCTCTCTGTGGCGAAAAGAGAAACCAGACTGGCAGATGATGTAAGGCTCTTGCGTCAGGAGGAGCGGGAAAGGCGAAAAAATATAGAAAAGCTAATTCAGATTGAGCGTAACGCGAAAGCGCGGATACGCAGGGCGACAAAATCCAGAACTGAATAATTAAATTTAGCTCTGTTAAAAATTTAATCCTTAACCGGAGGGATTTCTGCACCCTCAGAACATCAGGAGGCCGCCCGAAAGGGCGGTAGTTAAATGCGAAAGTTTAAAATAATTATTGAAACGGGAATAGCCGGTGGAGATTTCGAGGATGAATTCGAAGTGGATGATGATGCGACGCCTGATGAAATACATGACGAAGCAAAAGATATTTTCTTTAACTACTGCAATTACTCATATCACGAAATAAAAGACGAAGAGGAAGAACAAAATGGCTGATTTTGGTTCAACTAAATACAACGTCGGTTTTGAAGAATGGCATGAACTGTTAATGGACTATGCAGAGTTACGTGGTGGCAGTGCTGCTGATGCTGAAGCATGGCGTGATGATTATGAAGCAGGAAAAACTCCGGTCGAAGCATATTGTGATGAGTGGGGCGATGAATGAGCGAGGTTAATTATCAGGAAGGGCATGAAACGGCGGGGCAAGCAAAAACAGTGGCATGGCGATATCGCTACGTGAAAAAAAGGCGTTACGGACTTTCAGGGGAAGTAGTGGTCTGGTGACTGGAAATATGTACCGAAAAAAGAGGATTGTAACGACAGGCCGAACTATGAAATTCAGGCCTTATTCACTGCCCCGCCAGTCCCGGTTACATCAGAAGAACTGGTTAAAGCTGTGCACTTTTATGAACAACTAAAATGCGAAAATCCACCAGCATCCGGAAACCTGATTACAGATTCCCAGATAAGGCAATGAGCTACCTGGCGCAGAACGGGCTGATAAGTATGGGGAATGTTTTACGATGAATATTTAGACTAAAGAGTTTGTAACGCTATGTAAGTGATTTTTTCTGGTTTAGATATTTATATGTCCGGCTAAATTGAGGTGTGTTTAAATGTTATTGCACATTGATTGTAGGGGGAATAATGAAAAACGCATTGCAGTTTTTGTTTGTTGCGTTCTGGTTGTTCGCATCATGTATGCCCATCATCTTCACAGCAAGGTATATGGAAAAAGTTGATGTTTTGATATTAATGTTTGGACATATAAATGCCCTTTTTTTAGGGGTGTTCATGGCGGTCATGTGCATTGAATACTGGCGGTAAATACAGCGAACGCCATTGGTTTAGTTGGATATTTACTGTGCCGGACAAAAACGGTTTGCGGGGAAATCTTAGTTAAGTAGAATGACTGCGGGTGCTTGAGGCTATCTGTCTCAGGCATGAACACCAAAAGGCAGATAGAGAAAAGCCCCAGTTAACATTACGCGTCCTGCAAGACGCTTAACATTAATCTGAGGCCATATCTATGCGACACATAGAGATTAGCCTCTTACGGACCGAAAGGTCAAGGAGAAGCAGGCTATGAAGCAGCAAAAGGCGATGTTAATCGCCCTGATCGTCATCTGTTTAACCGTCATAGTGACGGCACTGGTAACGAGGAAAGACCTCTGCGAGGTACGAATCCGAACCGGCCAGACGGAGGTCGCTGTCTTCACAGCTTACGAACCTGAGGAGTAAGAGACCAGGCGAGGGAGAAATCCCTCGCCACCTCTGATGAGTCAGGCATCCTCAACGCACCCGCACTTAACCCGCTTCGGCGGGTTTTGTTTTTTCCTGGCATTCTGGTTTACAATTCGCACGTCAGCCTGAACACCTGACACCTGCTGCGCCAGCAGAGAAAACAGATGGTGCACAAAACCAAATTTCACAATTCTGATACCGACCTTGCCATCCGGCATGGGCGGCGTTCACACGCATTTAAAACCGACTGGTACCAACACCCACCATGTACTGAAGAACAGGCTGAATGGCTAATTCATAACTACCGCAGACGCGGATACGAGATTAAGAAAGCCCTCAGCCTCGATTATCGTCACTGGATAATCTATGTCAGGCTCCCTTATTCCGAACGCCCACCGCGTCCGTCCCGCACATTCCAGCAACGCATCTGGAGGTAACGTGCGGGTATTACTTCGACCTGTTCCGGTACCGGAACTTGGGCTGGTGGTGCTAAAACCGGGCCGTGAATCCATGCAGGTATTTCATAACCCTCGAGTTCTGGTGGAGCCGGAACCGAAAAGCATGCGCGGTCTGCCGTCCGGAGTCGTTCCTGCTGTTCGCCAGCCGCTGGCGGAGGATAAATCATTACTGCCATTTTTCAGCGATGAGCGGGTGATTCGTGCTGCTGGTGGTGCTGGTGCATTGTCTGACTGGCTGTTACGCCACATTAAATCCTGCCAGTGGCCTCATGGTGACTACCATCACAGTGAAACCGTCATACATCGTTACGGTACCGGCGCGATGGTGTTGTGCTGGCACTGCGACAACCAGCTGCGTAACCAGACTTCCGAATCACTCGGGCAGCTTGCTCACCAAAACCTGTCAGCATGGATGATTGATGTCATCCGCCACGCAATGAATGGCACGCAGGAGCGGGAATTATCGCTGGCTGAATTATCCTGGTGGGCAACCATAAATAACGTAGCGGACGCACTACCGGAGACGGTGTTACGTCGTTCACTGGGATTACGCGCGGAAAAAATTCGCTCAGTATACCGCGAGAGCGACATCGTGCCGGGAGAGCAGACCGCCACCAGCATGCTGAAGCAGCGCACAAAAAATATTGCGCTACTGCCTCACGCCCACCAGCAAAACCCGCCACAGGAAAAGACGGTGGTAAGCATTGCCGTTGATCCGGAGTCACCGGCTCAGTATCTCCAGCGCCAGAAACCACGACGGGAAGAGATGCCTGTATACACGCGTTGGGTAAAAACGCAGAAATGCATGACGTGTGGTAATCAGGCAGATGATCCGCATCACATCATTGGTCATGGACTGGGAGGGATGGGAACAAAGGCTGATGATTTGTTTGTTATTCCGCTGTGCCGTAAATGCCATAACGAACTACACGCCGGGGTAAAAGATTTTGAAGAAAAACACGGCAGCCAGCTGTTGTTGCTGATTCGTTTTTTAATGCACGCGAGAAATTCGGGTGTCCTGAAGTGGAAAGCATGAATGACTGAACGCATAGAATTTGTTTTGCCTTACCCGCCAACGGTGAACACTTACTGGCGACGTCGTGGCAGCACATATTTTGTATCAAAAGCCGGTGAGCGTTATCGCCGTGATGTGGCGCTTATTGTTCGCCAGCAGCGGCTGAAATTAAACCTGTCCGGAAGGCTGGCGATAAAGATTATTGCAGAGCCACCGGATAAACGTCGTCGTGACCTGGACAATATCCTGAAAGCACCACTGGATGCGCTGACGCATGCCGGACTTCTCATAGACGACGAGCAGTTTGATGAAATCAATATTGTGCGCGGTCAGCGCGTTCCTGGGGGACGGCTGGGCGTGAAGATTTACAAAATTGAGAGTGAGTGATCGTAAATATGATATACCCGGAAATTACAGGCAAAAGCGGCGAGCATTTACGTCTAAAAACGCTGGAAGCCGTCTGGATCCAGGGGAAATTACGGATGTGGGGGCGTTGGTCGTACATAGGTGGTGGCAAACCAGGAAATATGTTCAATCAGTTGCTGGCATCCAAAAAACTGACAAAAACCGCAATCAATGAAGCCCTGCGTAGAATCAGGGAGTCAGGGATTGATAAACCAGAGCTGGAAGCATTCTTGCGAGAGATGATCGCTGGCAGACAGAAGAGCTGGTTGTCTCACTGTACTGATGCAGAGGCGTTACGCATTGATGGGGTGATAAGTAAAGCGCTTGCACGTTATCCTGGATTGATTGATATCCTGCGGCAAAGGTACGAAGGGCGGGGGATGAGTAAACGCAAAATGGCTGAATTGTTGAATGAGGTGCACCCGGAATGGTGTTTTAGTACATGCGAAAAGCGAATTGCTAATT